GGGAACTTGCTGGTGGGGACGACAGTAGCCGCCGGAAACAAGACCCATATCAGCTTTGACCCTTCCTCTCAAAACGGTATGCGTTTTTCCCACTCATCAGGAACCTATACAAACAGTGCAATCGTTTTTGTAAACGCATCTGGCGTAACGGTTGGAAGCATCAAGACAAACGGCTATACCACCTCCTACAACACCTCCTCCGACGAGCGCCTGAAGGAAAACATCACGGACGCCCAAGACGCCTCTGCGGTGATCGACGGCATTCAGGTGCGCCAGTTCGACTGGAAGGCTGATGGTGAACACCAACGCTACGGCATGATCGCTCAGGAGTTGGACACGGTAGCCCCCGAGGCTGTCACCAAGGGCGAGACCGAAGACGACATGTGGTCGGTGGACTACAGCAAGCTGGTCCCGATGCTCGTCAAAGAAATCCAAGACCTGCGTAAGCGGGTGGAAGAACTGGAGACCTCCCAATGACCATGACGACCAACTGGAACCTGAGCGCCGAAGCACTGGCCGAATACACCGCAGAGGATGGCACTGTCTTTCAGCAAGTGCTTGAGACGGTTCACTGGCGTGTAACCGCCACGGATGACGCCACGGGCGAAAGCACCACCATCTACGGCTCGCAGGGTATCCCCAAGCCGACCGATGCAAGCAACTATATCGACTTGTCCGTGCTGTTGGAAATGCCGGATGAGGAAAAGCGCCAGACTGTCCTTGGCTGGGCCGAGTTGATTACCCCCGGCTTTGTCGCTGAAAAAGAGCAGGCGGTAAAGGACAGGCTGCAAGCCAAGCTGGATGAGCCTGTGCGGTCTTCTGTGGGTATTTTGTAAGGGGGTGGCGTTGTGCCAGACTGGATCGTAACAGGATGGAAGCCAGTGGCGGCGGCGATTGCCTTCGCTGCATGGCTGGTCCGTCTGGAAGCCAAGGGCTTGCAAAACGAGCGCGAGATCAAGCGGCTCTGGGAGCAGCGCAAAGAGGACTTGGAAGCGGCCAAGGAAGATCGTAGCAGGCTTTACAATACGCTCACTGAGATACAGAGCGATATAAAGACTTTGATCGGGAAGGTGGGCAGCTAATGCGCCCTTCTTCCTTTTCAGGCCCAGACGATCCCAGGCTTGTCGCAGTCAGTGAGGCTTTAGAAAAGCACGGATCAGCGGCAGCGGCTGGAAGGGCGCTTGGGCTTCCCTGCTCTACGGTCAAGTCCAGAATAGCGGCAATCCGCAAGTGGGAAGAAGCCGATCCCGCCATAGCGGAAGCCGCAAAGGCAGGCGGCTTAGAAACCCCAGCGAACCTGTCGCACTTCTGGAAGATCGTCAAAGACGAGGACGGCAACGGTTATTCGCTGTTCGTCAAAAACCCCGACACCGGAAACGAGCAGGACATCAAAGACGTGGTGCGCGGCGCAATCTCGGACGCGCTGGAAGGCACCAAGCCCAAGCTGCAAATCCGTGATGTGGCAGGCGGCGACCACCTGCTAGTCATTGACTTGGCAGACGTGCATTTCATGAAGCTGTGCGTCGAGACGGAAACCGGATATTCCTACAGCCGCGAGGAAGCCATTCACCGCGTTGTGAGCGGCACTGAGGCGCTTCTGCAATCCGCCAAGGGCTTTGGCATCGGTCGGGTGCTTTTCGTTCTAGGTAACGACATCTTGCACGTTGACAACGCAAGCAAGACGACCACGAGCGGCACTCCGCAGGACACAGAGGGCAGCGTGTATCAGGGTTGGCGCGATGCGTTCCAGGCTTTGAAACACGCCATTGAAGAATGCGCCAAGTTGGCCGAGGTCGATCTGATCTTTTGCCCGTCCAATCATGATTGGGTGCTGGGCTGGACGCTGGCGCAAGGCTTGTCCGCCTATTTCGCTGGACACCCTCACGTTCATTCGTCGGACTATGCTATATCCGAGCGGCATCGAAAGTATTACCGATATGGACGGAACCTGATCGGCCTGTCACATGGCGACGGCGCGAAAGAAGAACAGCTATATTCCCTCATGGTCACGGAAGCGGCTGGGCATGTAGGTGAGGCGCGGAATAGGTATTGGCTTCTGCACCACGTCCACCACAAGCAGCGCAAGCGGCGCGGTCCTGACGTGTTCCTGTCCGAGAAAGATCATATTGGCATGACGAGCATCCACACCGGCCACACTAGCACGGAAGCGCATTGTCATGTAGAATACGTCCGCAGCCCAAGCCCGCCTGACGGCTGGCACGACCGCAACGGCTACGTAAACCGGCAGGGCGTCGAGTGTTTTCTGTTCCATGCGGGCGATGGAATGAAGGCCAGATTTCAGGAGTGGTTTTGATGCGAAAGATTGACGAGATCATCATCCATTGCGCAGCGACCCGACCGGGCTGGCGTGAAGATGAAAGCACGATCAGCAAGGTTGAAGAAGTGCGGCGCTGGCATGTGGACGAGCGCGGATGGTCCGCCATAGGCTATCACTTCCTTATCGACCGCGACGGCACGGTTGAAGCCGGTCGGCCTGTATCACGGGCTGGGGCGCATGTGCGCGGCCACAACCGCAACAGCATCGGCATCTGTCTGTTCGGCGGCCACGGCGCTGCGGCAACGGATAATTTCTATGACCACTTCACGCCGGAGCAGGACGCGGCTTTGCGCGAGTTGATTGATACGCTGGTGGGGCAGTATGGCAGCTTGGACGTAAGCGGCCACAATGAATACAGCGCCAAGGGTTGCCCCGGCTTTCAAGTCGGTGACTGGCTTGAAGCGGGTCTTATGATCCACGCCGATCCCGCAGAGCAACCGCAAGGCTTGCTTTCGCTGATTGCAAGTTTCCTGACTAGCATCTTCGGAGGCCGCAAATGAAAGAGGACATCAAGCGCCTGATCCGGCATGTCGCGCCTGTCGCGGTTGTCTATGCCGTAAATAAGGGGTGGATACCCGAGGAGATGCAGACAGACGTGATCGAGATCGTGGTGATTGCCTCGGGCATTGGTCTGTCGCTGATCTGGTCGCGGTCGCGCGACAAAGCGGCGGGGCGGGTCTAATGTGCTGGCTGGCATTCGGCTTGGGTGTCATTGCCGGATGGGCGATTGTGCTTATCGCTGGAATGCTGATCGGCGCGGCAATCGACCGGGACTGGCATAAATGATCTGGCAGTGGATTATCACAAGCAAGCTGGGCCGAGCCATAGGAGGCGCTGTGGCGGCGATTGGCATCATTCTGGGCTATGGGGCCATAGAGCGCCGCAAAGGCCGTAAGCAAGGCGCTGAGGGCGTCCGGCGGCGGGCTGAGGCTGCGGCAGAGGCGCGAAAGGAAAAGCGCGATGAGATTGACGATGATATTACCAACGCTGGCGGTGCTGCTGACCGGCTGCGAGATGAGTGGAGCCGGGATTGATCCCGCCACGGTCTGTGCGGGCTGGAAGCCCATCACGGTCGAGCAGGCGGACAGTCTCACCGAAGAAACCGCCCGCCTGATCCTGGCTCACAACGAATTTGGCCGCGCTCAGGGGTGTTGGTAGTCAGCTATCCGCTGGCGTGGCTTTTCAGTTCTTTGAGGGTGGCGTTTACCTGCTTTTGAATGTGCCTGTGATCGGATGGGAGTTCTTCAATTGTCATGGCGGCAAGCTCTTCGTCGTCTAGGTCCAGCCATCGAGACAATTTCTCTAGCCGGTTCACCGCCTTCGCCAGCTTGGCCTCTGCCGCCAACCTGTCTTTATACGCCTCATCCGCTTGGCCCAAGTCGGCCAAGGATTGCATTCTGGCTTCGCGCAGTTGCGCCTCCAGTTCCTCGATGCGGTCGGCCATCCACGACACACCATCTGTAATGTCATGCATATCCATGTCATCTGATAAGTCTGGGTATTTCGCTTTCTTGAGTGCGTCTAACCGTTGTGCATAGTCACTCATTCGGTCTCTCCTTCGATCAGGGCGAGGATTTTCAGCGCGGCGTCATTGCGAGATTTTTGATACACTGTGTTTCTCGAACCATCTTCAGTTATGGTTGCCGCCGCTTCCCTCAGCGCCTCTTCCCGCACCTTGCGGTCACGGGCCTCACGGGCGGCGAGGGCGTCGGCGGGGGTGAGGGCGCGGATTAGTCTGGCGAGACTGTCAAAAGTGACTTCGTAAATTTCCGCCGCACCCTCATAAGCCTCCGCCACAAGGGCTAGGGCGTGGTCAGCGCGGATGTATTCGATTGTGTGTGGGCATTGCGTGCCATCTAGAGCATCGTCCCACCAGCCGCCGCCGATGTAGTCGCATTCTTTAGGGTCAGCGTCTTGCGCCCAAATCCGCTCCGGTGCTTCACTTGTCATTGTTGGTCTCCTTCTGGATTGTTCGGACAACGTATTCAGCGGCTTCGCGGTAAGTCCCACCCTCTGACAGCACATCGCTTATGCCCTGCTCAATCAGGTCTACATCCACTGCCTCACGCTCTCGGATAAGGGCGCGGGCGAGGTCGGGGGCAAGGGCGATTAGGCGCATTTTTTTCACCCCACCGTCGCAGTGTGCGCCGTATTCTTCGCAGCAAATGGCGTTCAGGTTTTGATCCATCACCCGGTAATATTGAGTGGTTGACCGGCCATCATACGTTTCCTGCGGGGTGAGCGACCATGTGTCATCGCCCATAATTTCCAGCGCCGCCTTGGCGCGTTCGATCAGTGTGTCAGTCATCACAGCTTCTCCACCTTGATCTCGTGGCCGTCCGGGTGGGTGTAAGTGCCGGTGGCGAGTTCACCGTCGAGGGTGGGGAGGGTCAGGCGATATTTGCCGTGGCTGTCATCGACCATGCTTAGGTCGCCATCCTGATCCTGTAGCCACTGGTGCAGCGTTCCCCAGCTTGTCAACACCACCACGCCCCTTTCAGGCTCAAAGACGATGCGGTGTTCTTCGGTCAGTCTGATAGCGGTGCCGTCCAGCCTCCAAGAGTAAGCTACGGAATCTTTCATGTCGTCGTAACGCATGTGCGCAATATCACCATCAACAGCAATACAAAGCCAATCCATGCCATTCTCACTGGTGTATGTCTTTCCGACTTCAAGTTGCTTGGTCATTCAAACTCTCCTTCGTCTGCAAGTTCCAAGATCGCCGCCTGCAAGTCCTTCGGCAGCTTGGTGGGGTCAACGTCAACGCCGAGTATTTCCAGCGTCTGGATTTCGATTGTCTCGGGTATGACCTCGGGCCAGACCGGGCTGCCCGGAACGCCGTAGTCAACCATCTCGGCGTCGGCAACGAAAGTCGCCTCAATCGTGTCGTCGCTGTGGGTGTATCTTGGCATTGGGTAAGTTCCTTTCTTTGACATGGCGGTATATAGGCATGAGTTGGGAATGGGGTCAACAAATAATTTGCAAAAGCGCAAACTAATTGCCGGAAACCCACTCGCTAAATGCTTCCCATGCACCTTCCCAGCCCAAGGCAACACAAGCAAACGCACCTGCATTTTGAGCCGCTATCAGATACTCAATCTGGTTCGGTTGCCACTTGCTTTTGGTGTGGTCCTGCCGCTTGATCTCGCAGACAAAAGAGACACGGCCAGGAATAATCACATCAGAGGCCCCAGGCGTCATGCCTTCGGCCTTTTGCCGGATCAGCGCCCTATGCTGACCTCCTCTTAGCTTCTGTTCGTTGCGAGGATGCAGCGCAATTGCGCCCCAAGTGTCAGGGTATTCAGTCCGCAGCTTGTTGAAGAATGTTACTTGCTCCATGCTTTCAACAGGGCAATCGCCCCTAAACTGCTTGTTCCCAAAAACTGGAAACGGAAGGTTTTTCAGGTTCACGATCTGGCTCCTTGTTTAGCCCTAAAAGGCGGTAAAATCCGCTTTCAGGGTCTTTGCGATAGGTTACGGTGCGGGGTGGACCATTTTCTGTTGCCGCTTGAAAATTAGCCCACTCCTGCCGCTGCTTCCATCCTCTGCTTTCCGGCACAAACCACACCGAAAACGATCTCCAAGGCGTTACAAAATCGGCTCGAACCGTGCGATTGCCAGCCTGTGAAACGCCTTCTCTCAAGTCCATGCTGGTCACTTCATCGGTCTGCACCTGCGTCGGGTCTTTCTTGATGCGCTTGAAGTCTGCGGCCAGCTTCTCATTCGGATCAACGATCTCGGCTTTGCACTTGATGCAATACCTAGCCGAAAGATCATTCGGTTCCTGGCACTTTGGGCATTCTTTGCTTGTCCAGCGATAAGTGCAACGCTCATATTTTCCCTTCGGCCCTGTCTTGTGCATTCCAAAACACCGTCTGCCATAATGCGCAGGCAGCGGTCCGTAATCCGTCATAATCGGCACACCGTTTAGATCAACGCAATAACCCGCTGCATCAGTCCTGTAATCTTCATACTCAGGATTAGGCGTGAACATGTTTTCATATCCGCATTCAGGGCATTCTGCTTCCATGCCGTCGCCTTTTCCTTTGGCGCGTTTGGCCTCAATCTTCGGGTCAAACAAATCACCATCGGGAAAGTGATCGTCAATGTTGGTGGTATAATCCAGAACCAAGCAATCGCGCTTGCCTTCATGCAGACGCAGACCGCGCCCCATGATCTGCGTCCACAATCCCGCGCTTTCTGTCTTGCGCAGAATGGCAATGCAATCGACGTGAGGCGCGTCAAAGCCAGTGGTTAGCACGGCTACATTGACGAGATACTTGATCTCTTGCGCCTTGAAGCGGCGCAGTATGTTGTCTCGCTCTTTCTTTGGTGTTGAGCCTGTCACAATGGCAGACAACTGCGGTGGCAGGCTTTCCATGACCTCTTGAGCGTGTTGCACGGTCGCGGCAAAGAATAGGACGCCATTTCGATAGCGGCACTGGTCAATGACATCTGCGACAATTTCAGACGTAAGACGCCCTTTGCCGTTATACGCCCGGTCCACATCTTCCTTGTCAAACTGCCCACGGCTGTTCAGCTTCATATTTCCAGTATCATAGCCTTGGGCGTTTGGTGATCCGACTGTAGGAGGCGTTAGAAACCCCATGCTAATCAACTGCGGTGCCGTGATCCGGCTAACCAGCTTTGTGAAATACGGCTCTCTTGTGGTGCTATCATCGTTCACGCGGTCGTTTGTCCAGATGCTGAAAATGTAGCCTTCATTCAAGCGATATGGCGTTGCTGTGGTGCCGATCACGCGCAGCATGGGGCTTTCTTTCCGCATCGCTTCAATAATGCTCTTGAGCGTTGGTGTAAGGCCGTGTGCCTCATCCACGATCACGGCGGCATATCCACTTGTAAACCGGCTAATCCTGTTTTTGACGGTAAGCGGTGATCCGAATACTACAGGATGGCGCAACTCTTTCGCGCCTGCACTTGCCGAAAACATGCTGGCCTTATTGCCTGTCGCTAAAAACTTTTCCCGGTTCTGGGTCACAAGTTCTGCGCTTGGCGCGAGGCACAAGACACGCTTGCCCGTATGGTCATGGATCGTATGGGCCAAGGCTGCAATGATATGGCTCTTTCCCGCGCCTGTCGCGGCTTCAATTAGGCAAGGGTCAATGCTGCCTTTGACATGCTGCCATGCTGCATCGTGGGCTTCTTGTTGATATGGGCGAAGGGTCATACCCACAACTCCGTTTGTTCTTGCTGCTCTTTGCGTTCCATTTCTGCAAACTCCCTTTTTTTCATCTTTGCCAAGTTGACGATGTGTATCGCCCGCACTGGATGCACTTCTTCCAGTCGCTTGAATATCTTGGCGTGTTTCTCAGATATGGCGGCGCATTCTTCTGGTGTCTTGGCGGCCTCCAATTCCGCCAAGATCATGTTTGCCGCCTGGTTGGCTTTTGCTTCTTGGTCGGGGGTCACTTCACCTGCCAGCTTTCCGAGGGCTTGCCTCTCCATTTCTCAAGGTCAGCATCCGGCGCGATCTCTGCCAATGCCTTGGCGTAAGACACAGAGCCTTTGCGCTTCACTAGCGTCAGGTTTCGTCCTGCGACCTTGGCATCCTTACCGCCTGACATTTGCACAAGACGATCCACAATGTCCTTTCGGCGGGCATTGGCGTTGTCGATTGCGTCACGAAGCTCATCATATTCCGCAATCAGCTTTTGCACTTCCGGCGTATCAATGACCTTGCGAACCTCGCCGTCATACTCATTTGGATCAGCCTCTTGCGCATCTTGCCAAATCGCCAACAGCTTCGGCAAGTTTTCGTCAATCCAATCCTGGCTGAACTCAACAATTTCCAGCTTCGAACCGTGCGGCGACCATTGCCAAAAGTGGCACCACTTCCGGCCCGTGACAAACAACTGCACCTGAATTTGCGCATAATAGTGCGGCTGATCTTCAATGCTGGCGAACTCAGGCTCTTCGTCTTTACGCTTGCCAAACGGGCATTTGATCTCGATCAGGCCATCGTCGCCGATATAGCCATCCGGGCTTGCGCCAAGCCAGTTATCCCAAGCCACAAAGCCAGCAGGAACAACAGTATTGCCGGTTTCTATCTCATAGGCTTTGACAGCCAGTTCTTCGTTATTGGTGCCATAGTCCGTTGCAATGTCGCCTTCAAACTCGTCGGGCAAGCCGTGGCAGGACCGGACCAAGGCACGAAACGCTGCGTCTTTGCTCATGTAGGGGGCGCAATCAAGCAGACCTCCGACAAGGCTTGCGGTAATACGGCCCTTTCGGGCCGCATACCATTCTTGGGTGCGTTGTTCCATTAAAACGGCACCTCGTCGTCCATATCAAATCCACCACCCGCAGCACCGGCAGGCGTTGTCTGGCCTCCTGTGGACGGCTTGGGCTTGATTGCCTCACCGATACTGGTTTCTGCGTCACGCGGCTTTACCGCGCTGATCCAGTTGCCTCGTATGGTTTCGCCCGTTGCGGCATCGTCAATGGACCATTCCATGACCTTTACCACCATGCGTGCATCCACAAGCGCCAGCGAAAGGCTATCATCGGTCGGCATGTCGTTTGACTGCATCAAGCGGCCTTTGGCATTAGCGTCAATCGTGGCAAGCATCTTGCGAGCCTTGTCGCGCTTTTGCCTGCCCTTTTCTTCGCTCTTTGCCGAAGGGTCCAAATCGGCAACCCATAGCTTCTGAAACACCACTCGGTTTGCAAAGGTTTCCGGCGCTTCAACTCGCCACTCGATCTCAATGAACCGTTCCGTGGCATCGCGTTTGTTCGACCACTTCACGGCTTTGATGTATGCCAGCACGTCCGAGTTGTTCGGGATCGGCTCCATACTTCCGCCAGGAACCTCATATTCCTTCTCGGGGTTTTCGTTTGCGGCTCCACCGTCAGACAAATCCCAAAATGACATCGCTTATCCTTTCACATATTCAGCGAGGGGGTTTTCACCGAGTTTCACCTCGATGGGTTCGGTAATGCCATAGGCATTCTTTGACACATTCGCCGCTGTGACGTGCATCACCAGTTCGCGCGTGTCGTCGCTTACGGCTTTCTTTCGGTCGCCGTCATCGCCCCGCAGCACGATACGTTGACGCAAGAAGCCAACCGCGTCCACATCGTCGAGATATGGCGGCAGGCTTTTGTCATGTGTCATGCGCAGAGAGTAACGCGAAAAGTCGTCCATGTCGGGCAGGCGCATCGTGCCGACCTCGGTATGAGCGAGAAACACGACATTCATGCCGCGCTTAATCCGCATCATTTCTGCGGCGTTGCGAATTTGCTGGTGACGCGCTGCCAATGCCGAAAAACCGGCACCGTATCCGCCGAGGGCTTGGTTCAAAGAACGTGCCTTGCCGTCCTGCTTGAGAATGGATTGCACAAACATCCGGTCAGCCGCCGACACGGTGTCGATCACGGCAGTCTTGAAGTCATGTTCTTCGTGGACCAGTGCCTTGAGTTGATCCCAAAGCTGATCTTCGTTGCGCACAACCGGCAATGCAGCGGGCCGGAACGCTTCCGGCACACGTGCTACACCATCTTCGCACCTGACAAAAACTGGCTTGGGGAAAGTTGCGGCAAGTGAGGACTTGCCCAGCCCTGCGTCACCGCAGATCGTTATAACTTGCGCACCCATATCGGGCACGGAAGCTGATTCCATGATAGACATATCATATCCTTGTTTTATGGCCCTTGGCCGTGCGTGGCGGCGACACGCTTCAAACACCGCTACGGTCGAAACCGTAGATAGAAGGTTGCACATTTCCTCGGGGTGTGCAACAAGAAATTTACACAGATGCAAATTAGGGTGAAGAAATGCAAAATATTGGACCTATCCGGGCGGCTCTACAGGACAGGGTGATCCGCGTTGTTTCGGAGGAAACCGGCATCAACCGCGTGACCCTTGGTGGCATTAAGGGCGGCAAGATCACCAAGGTTAGCAAGTCCACATACAATCTTCTTGCGCAATATCTGGGCGTCAAAGATGACGAGTGAGGAACGTGCGTCTATACTGTGGACCGCGTTGAACGAATGCCTCGCTGGCGATCCAGACGTGACGATGGCGACGGTAACTCACTGGCTGGAACATCACGGTGCTGATTTTCCACAAGTGGCTTTGATGCAAGAGACTGTCCGCAGTGACGCGAAGCTATGGGCAACTTCTGCAACTCAGACAGAGCTTGAAGCATATACGGCGGCTGCTGTTATGGAACTTGAAGCATCCCCGATCACGAACAAGGCAGCTAAGAGATTGGCGGCTTTGGGATTCAATCGCATGAATGCCGAGAGCAAGGCGAAATTCAGGGAGTGGGTGAATAAATGACAGGCAACAACTGGAACCTGAGCGATTATTATACCGGCAAGTCATACGACGAACAGCAGGCAGACAAGGAACAAGAGCGCAAAGACACGCTGCAAAACCTGACCCGCGACGACTTTGCCGATTTCGAGGAAGGCGCGGCAATGGCGGTGCCGACCCATGATGATTTCGAGGCAGCGCATGTGGAAGAAGATGACTTTGCGCTTCCCATTGACGTGTCGGACGTTGACTTGACCCGCCCGCCTGGGTTTGTCGGTCAGGTGACGGACTGGATTGATAGCCAATGCCGGTATCCTCGCCGCAGGCTTTGCGTGGCCGCTGCCATGACCGCGATTGGCAACATCGGCGGCATGTCGCACTATGATGTTCGCGATGGCGTTACAGCCAACCTTCTGGCTTTTTGTGTCGCCGGTTCCAGCACGGGCAAGGAAGCCGTGATGCAAGCGTTCAACGATCTTCACATTGCCGCAGGTATACAAGGTGCGCTGCAAGGCACGATTAAGTCGGAACAGGAGATCATTCGGAACCTGATTGAGCATCAGGCCAGTTGCTACAGCATTGACGAGATCGGCATATTTCTAAACAAGGTCAGATCGGCGCAAAAACGCGGTGGCGCGACCTATCTTGAAGGCGTCTTTGGCACGATCATGTCGGCCTATTCCAAGGCCAATAGCAGAATGATTCTTGGCGGTGATGTAAGCAGGGAGCTGCGCAAGCAGTTTGCCGCGCAACTTTCACGGGCGATGGATAATGATGACGAGAAAGCCGAGGAACGAGCAAGCCGAATGCTGGCGATGATTGATAACGGTCTAGAGCGGCCATTCTTGTCGATCATTGGTTTTACGACGCCCAGCACGTTTGATGGCATGATGGATGGTGAGACAGCCACTCAAGGCTTTGTGGGCCGGTCTATCATTGTTTCGGAGCGCGACATCAACCCGCGCCCGCGCCGGGGCTTCAAAAAGGCGGATATGCCAATCATGATGGGTGGCAAGCTGGGGCTTATCTATAGCGGATCAGAAGAGCGCGTTGAATACGCCGAAGCCAGAACGGACATCTTGACCGAGCCAGACGCAAATGACGCGCTGGACGCCATTGCGGATTGGCTGATCGACTATGCGGACCACATGGGCGAAAAGACCGGCGAGGCCAGCGTTGCGATGATCCGGCGGGCCTATGAGTTGATTGCGAAGATCAGCTTTGTTCTTGCCATTCCAAGTGGCACCAGGACGCTTGAACACGTGCGTTGGGCCTTTGCTTTTGTGAAGGACGAGATTGACTTCAAGGTGCAGCTTGTCTTTGCGAATGATAATGCCAAGCAGAAGCCCGAGGACGCGATGGCGGCGCGGCTGCTGAACTTGATCGACGCGGACAACGGACTGACCACGGCAATGCTGGCTGACAAGCTGAGGGTGTCAAAAGAGGTGGTTGAAACCACTTGCAGGCACCTTGAAGAGCAAGGCAGCATAAAGTTGAAAGAGGGGCGCAAATATCGCGGAAAAGTTGTGTTGAAGTGGTTTCGGGCAGATTAGCGCCCTATCTTCCACAAGCCGTAGAAGATGCAAAATCCCGTAAGGCATTGTTCTTGCGGGATTTTTCTTTCATCTCCATCATCTTCATCTTCCGCACCTAATAGACATATAGAGACAGATACATATCTACATCTTAGGCAGCCCATAAGAGGCTGTTTTTAGATAAAATAGAGAGAAAAAGAGTATATAGTAGATGTAGATGATGTAGATGATGGATTATTATCCATTGTTATCAATGCTTTATGTCTAAATGTATCTACCACAAGTTCTACATTTATTTTTTTGTTGACAGTATTTTGTTTTTTATTTATTGTATTTTTTACACATACAGGAGACATAACATGGCTGACTTAATGGAAGTAACAATAAACGCTGCGTATGATCGTCATCCAGATCACAGGCCTTTTACGGTAAAAGGTGCTGTTGCAGCATTTGTAGAAAAAATGGAAGTCGGGGAAAAAGTGGTTTTGAAAAACGTTTTTGATCCAGTTGGTGAAGAATTGACATTGGCTATGTTCAGAATGAACCTTTCTCAATGCTCTGGCGGGAAAAGGTTTGTAACTAGAAAATATAAAAATGGACTTTGCATAGTTTATCGAGCGGCATAAGACGAGTTTCCCTTGACCGCCCCGCCACGTTTGGTAAGGTCAGAACTGTATCAAGCAAGAAGGAAGCAAGACATGAGCTGGAAAACAATCTTCGAACTCCTCGGTGACGCCCTCGGCATCGTCGCTATCTTCGGAACCGGCTACGCCGCACTCGTTATCCT